TTTGATATAGCATGTGGCATTAGGGCCCTAGGTTAGGGTTGCGATATTAGGCCACTGGCACAGATGCCACATTAGGGTAGGACCCGGCGTCAGTTAGGGTGTTAGCAGCGAAGCTGCTACGCTGACACCGATTGTTTAGGCTGTTGTTGTTAGGGACACTATCACAATCCGCTTGTAAACGTAGCCCCGTACTTAGGGGCGAAGGCCCGGAAAAAAGCTACGAGGACGCATTGTTTCGATGCGAGCTTGTCGGTGCCGAGTGGCGTAGGTTGGCAACACGGTTGCATTCAATCCGTGTAACGGAGGCGTGCGAACGAGTCGGCGTCGATCGACAGAGCGACAGTGCCGTCACTGTTCTGCGCGCGGAAGTACACGTACAGGCCACCAGTGCTGATGTCGGCGATCGTGCACGTCGCCGACTGGCCAGAGTACACGCTCGTGCGATTCTTGAGCGAGACGTACTCGTCGAACGACTTCAGAGCGCTGACCGCGCCCGTGCTGACCACGTTGCCGGGCACGCTGTCAAAGTCGATGAGCTTGTCTTTGAGGACCGTGAAACGATCCATGTTGTCGTAGCGAAGCGGCGCCAACACCGTGCTCGACTCCGTGCCGTCTTGAGCGGTGATGCCAAAGATGACGTCCCACGTCGGGATCGTGCCGCCGCTCGGCTGCTGGTCCCACACCACCACCATGCGCAGCGATCCGGGCGAGATGGCGCCCGCCGCGCTTGGTGTTTGCGTGATGAGTGCCGCGCCCTTGAGGCGGAGCGTCTTGAGAACGACCTTGCGACCCACGCGGTTGAACGAGCCGGTTCCCGGCGCAATGCCGTTGAGGAGAACGCTGTTGGCGTTCGTCGTCGTCGTCGTGATGATCGACGGCGCCTGCGTCAGCGAAACGTCGACGCCCTTGACTTCCGGGTTGACCATGCCGCGCGGGCCCGCACGACGAGGCGCAGCCGGGCGTGCAAAGGCCCCGGCGCGTGCGAATGTTTGGTACATAGCCGCGCCAGCACGTTGGCGAGGCTTTTTGAAGGGACCTCCGCCGCCGCTGAAGCTAGCCTTTCGTTTGTTCATTGCCTTTGTTGCAGCATTTTGAAATGAACACCAGCTTAAGAATTTTCCACAGTTGTTTCACTGGGCCCGGGCTTAGGTCGGGCCACAGGGCTTAATAAATACTTGTCAGTCTTTGATTGTTGGATGCGCTAGGCCACAGGCCGTCCCATCCTTAAAGCGGGCCCAACAGGCCAGCGTTCACGAGGACGGGTCCGAGAGAGCTCCGCTAGCGTAGCTTAAGGCCTATGGGGGGCGGCCGCTAGGCCGTGGCGCAGCCATAGTATTACCCCCCATAGGTGGTAGAAATGCATTTCTACCATGCGGAAATGCGCGTTGTGGTACAGCCATTTCCGTTTTCTTTATTTGTCATCGACATCTTCGTCGTCGTCGCGCGCGCGCTTCAAGCGCAAGAGCGATTGCACGGTTCCCGTGCCGACCTTCTTGAAGTGACCGGCGCTGGCAAGCGACGGGGGCTTCTCAACAACGAGCTCCGCTTCCGGAGTCTTGTGAAAGCTCAGCGTGCGCTTGAGCTTCGACGGCGGCGGCAGGTCGTCGTCCTCGTACTGCGTCGTGACGGGGAACTCCGTCTCGTCGCCAAAGTCCGAGAACTCGTTCTCGTCTGGTTCTTCGAACTCGCCCTCGTCCGTCTCTTCGTACTCGAACGACGGCGATGGCACGTCATCGTCCTGTGTGAGGTCGATCACGCTCTCGAGCTTGGCGATCTCGTCGGCAATCACGAACTCCGGCGCGGGCTCCTCGTACTTCTCCTCCATCTTGATCGTCTTGCCGTACGGCGCCTCCAGGCGTCGCAGGAGTGCGCTGCAGTCCATCGTCTTCTCCGCGAACGTCGTCTCGCCGGGCACTCCGGTGCTGGAGTGGAACTTCTTCTCGCCGTTCTGGAAGTACCACTCGTTCGGCGGGTGGTTGCTCGTGATGATGATCCACTCCGGGTTGAAAGGCACGCAGAAGCCCTTGCCTTCGACGTGCATCGGATAGCGATCGAGCAAGCGCAGCAACATCGTGTACGGCATCCCGCCCTTGAAGTCGTCCAGGATCACGACCTTGTGGTTGATCGGGTCGTAGCCATCGAACCAGACGGCGCCGCTCGGCGACGACTGCCAGCGGTAGGCTGGACCGACTGCGTCCGCCAGCTTGGTCGCGCGATGCGACTTGCCGGTGCCTGGCGGTCCGTAGAGCACCACGATCTTCGGCTGCTGACGCTGGCCGAGCGTCTTTGCCATCATGTAGCTCTTCACCGACTTGTGGTAGTGCGACATGTGGCCAGGGTACTTCTCCCACAGCTCCACTTCAGTTGCGCCTTCGCTGGCCGTTTTCAGCACTTCTGCTGCTGTGGCCTTGCGGCGCGCTCCGACATCTTCTCGATTCTCGCTCTCCGTCAAGAGCGTGTACTTGCCGAGCGTCCAGGGGCCTTTGACGCGCGTGTCCTTCTTGTTGCAGTACTCGACCGCTTGCTCGTGGGTGCCGTGGCGCTTCTCCACGTGCATCTTGTTGTTGAGGTTTTCTTTGATCCATTTCATCGTGAAGCCGTGAGACGACTTCGCGTTGATCTTCGTGACAAAGTAGCCTTGGAGATGAGGCGTGCCTTCCGCGCCCTTCTCCCGCTGCCAAGTCACGAACTCGACGTTCTTTTCCAGGAACCAGTCCTGAAATTTGACCAAAATTGCAACTTACATTTGAGATCGGATGACACACATTTTTCACCTCAGGAATGTTGTCACGAATTGGGTTGTTCAGAGTGAACATCCATGCACGAGATTGATAGCGGCTCATTAGGGAAGCTGTAAACAGCTTAAATCCGCGTTAATTCGAGAAACTCGTGTCATTGTTTGTCACTTGTTTTTGTTTTTGTTTTTGTTTTTCTTTTTCTTTTTGTTGGCTTGCTCCGGGCGGAAAAAAGCCGCCAGGGAGTACTCCCGGTTGCCTAGCAACCTAAAATGTTGATCCTCTTTGATATAGCATGTGGCATTAGGGCCCTAGGTTA